TGCACTGGCGCTGCATGGAGTCAAACGCTACTGGGACCACGACATTGATCCTACGCCAATCGTCAGCATCGATGCCATCAACTTGCGACTGTACAATGGCGGGCGTAGTTGGCCAATCGAGGGCGTCACGGGCAGGATAATCTTCACAGTGGAGAGCAATGCCAATCAGGCTAACAAGTACCCTGCTAGCGACATGCTGGACGACACTGGGATCATTGCGCTCAACGGAGGGCTTGCATCGCAGTGGACAACTACTGTGCCCAATCAGTGGATGCAGCAGTTCGACTATCAGTTTGAACTGAAGTTAGGCGTGTGGACAGCACTGCGACAGAACATTGAGCGGATGCTGATCATGAGAGAACTCAAGGCTTGACAAATATTCGGTCGTGTGCTACAATGTACACATACACTGACAGAGACAATCATGCACTGGAAAGCAAAGTACATCATCGGTGGCGTCAATCAGGAACCCATCGTGTTTCCCGAAACCATTCAGCACGCCGATATGGCTCGTATCATGGGTTGGGTTGGTCAGGATTTGATGATCAATCTGTACAAGGGTGTGGTCGGTGCTGGATTCGCCTTCATCGAGGACGGCGAGTATCATGTCTACGGCGAGAGCATCAGCCTCGGTGTCAAGAGCCGTGGTGAACAAGACCAGAAGATTCTGAACAAGTATCTGGGCGGTCGCTGCGACACCGATCTGTAAATCAGCGGCTTGACAATAAATCCCAGCAGTGCTATAATAGTTCTACAGTAAACGATCAATCAAAGGAATCCAAATGCCCAGCGTTCGCATCATCCGTGCCCAGTATCGTAACCTCACCATCGAGAACGCCACTTTCACGCTGGCTCGTCCTGTTGACAGCACCAAGCCTGGCAAGATTCAGGTCAAGAATGACGGTCAGATTCCCGACGCTGGTCGCCAGATTTATCTGGATGTTCGCAGCACTGCTGACTACGAAGTGATCGGTGATCGCGTGAATCATGCTCCCACTCAAAACATCGTGGCGTTCACTGCTGACACTGCCGAGTCCACCGAGACTGATGAGCAGGCCATGGATCGGATTCGGAATCGCTTTCAGATTCTGGACACCATGACCAAAGCTACCATCAACGGTGACTGCCGTGCCATGATCGTCACTGGCCCTCCTGGCGTGGGCAAGAGCCATGGCGTCGAGACTCAACTGGAGCGTAGCAGCCTGTTTGACAAACTGGCTGGCAAGCGTGTTCGGTATGAGATCGTCAAGGGTGCCATGACGGCAATCGGTCTGTATGCTCTGCTGTACAAGTACAGTGATGCCAAGAATGTACTGGTCTTTGATGACTGCGATGTCTGGGACGACCCCGAGGCTCTGAATATTCTCAAGGCTGCACTGGACAGCGGTAAGCGTCGTCGCATCTGGTGGAACTCGGACAGCAGCTATCTGCGTAAAGAGGGCATTCCCAACTGCTTCGACTTCAACGGCAGTGCCATCTTCATCACCAACCTGGACTTCGGTGATCGTCGCAGCAAAAAGATCCAGGCTCACCTGGAAGCTCTTCAGAGCCGTTGTCACTATCTGGATCTGACCATCAATACCCAGCGTGATAAGATCCTTCGCGTCAAGCAGGTTCATCACGATGCGGCTCAGGATGTCACTGGCGGTATGTTCGCTGACTATAACTTTGACGCGGATCAGGATCAGCAGGTTCTGAACTTCATGCAGGACAACAAGGATCGTCTGCGTGAGATCAGCATCAGGATGGCGCTCAAGATCGCTGACCTGATCAAGATCGACCCCAACAACTGGCAGGACATTGCCAAGCACACTGTGATGCGATAAGCACAGTACAGTCAACACTGACCCAGGGCTAATCCCCTGGGTTTTTTGTTTGGGCGATAAGTAGTTGACACTGCTGTTGCTACAGTGCTACACTACACACATGAGACAATGCAAAATCATAATCAACGATGAAGTCAACGCCAAGCTAGAAGGACTTGATGTAGCAGACCGCAGAGCACTGGTCAAGCGGTTTGAGTATGAGATCCCAGGAGCCAGATATCTGCCAAGTGTCCGATTGGGTAGATGGAACGGCAAAGTCAGCTACTTTCAGTTGAGTGGGCAGACATATATCAACTTGCTGGATCAGATAGTTCCCTATCTACAGGATCACAACTACGACATTGAGTTGGTTGACAATCGTAAGTATCAGACGGTGTTCAACTTCAATCAGATAGATGAGCACACCTTCAGTGACAAGACATGGCCCAAGAATCATCCTAAAGAGGGTGAGCCAGTAGTGTTGCGTGACTATCAGGTGGATGTAGTCAACAAGTTTCTGGAGAACCCACAGTGCATTCAAGAGATTGGAACCGGGGCTGGTAAGACCTTAATCACCTCGGCATTGAGCTACAGTTGTCAGAACATGGGCAGAACCATAGTGATTGTGCCCACAAAGAACTTGGTGGTTCAGACAGAGGAAGATTACAGAAATCTTGGTCTGGATGTTGGCGTCTACTTTGGTGACAGAAAAGAGGCTGATCGCACTCACACTATCTGCACATGGCAGAGCTTGCACAACATCATCAAGAACACCAAAGAAGGCACAGCAGAGATTCCAATCACTGACTTCATGCGCGGAGTAGTATGCGTCATGGTGGACGAAGCACACAGTGCCAAAGCAGACATGCTCAAGAGTATGTTGAGTGGAGTAATGAGCACTGTTCCCATTCGCTGGGGTCTAACAGGCACCATTCCAAAAGAAGAATACGCCAAGCAGGCACTGCTAAACACTATTGGTCCAGTGATCAACAAGTTGAGTGCCAGTGATCTACAGGATCGCGGAGTGCTGGCTAACTGTCATGTCAATATCGTGCAGCTACAGGACAATGTTGAGTTCAAGAACTATCAGACAGAACTCAAACATCTACTTGAAGACAGAAACAGATTGGACACTATTGGCACACTGATTAGACGAATAGCAGAATCGGGCAACACGCTGATTTTGGTTGATCGTGTTGCTGCTGGACAGGAACTGGAGCGCAGATTGCCCAACAGCGTGTTCGTCAGTGGTGATACCAAGTTGACTGAACGCAAAGAAGAGTATGACTTGGTTGCCACTAGCAATGACAAGATCATTATAGCCACATACGGGGTTGCTGCCGTTGGCATCAACATACCCAGAATCTTCAACTTGATTCTTATTGAGCCAGGCAAGAGCTTTGTGCGAGTGATTCAATCAATCGGACGAGGCATTAGAAAAGCAGAGGACAAGGACTTCGTTCAGATTTGGGACATCACCAGCAACTGTCGTTTCGCAAAACGACATCTAACACAACGAAAATCCTTCTACCGTGAGGCAAATTATCCGTTTGCTCTTGAACGACTACCCTACAACTGATATACTAACACTATGAAAATACTGAATCTTGAAACCAACAGCCAATACAATCTTGATACACTGCCAGAGGAGATTGATGATCTACGATTCGCAATCTTGGACAACAGCAATCCACAGGCAGTTGACTATCACTATATCCCACTGATCTTCTTGGAGAGCTTCAACAGCCCAGCACTAGTACTACGCATAGACAACACTACGATCAAGATGCCACTTGACTGGCAGATTCTAATCGGTGAACCAGACTTCGGTGATCTGGAAGTGGTTCCATTGACCAGCATCAATGATCGCGGATTCAAGGCATTTGAGTTCAACCCTCTGACTGGATTCAGGCCCAGTTTTGTTGACATTGAGATCGTTGACATCTATCATGATGTTACCTGGTATGCTCCACGACTACGCAACGGTCAGTTCTTATGTGTGCCTATTGATGATGGACTCAAACCCAGATGCGTATACTTTGTCAAGGAAGTAAGCAAGAACTGTGAAGTTGTCAACTACGCGCAGGCATTCTGATCTATGGCAAGCAAGCAATCATCCAAGCAATCAGCAGACCTAAAGTTTGAGCAGCAAGACTTTGACTTGTTCAAAGCAATAGAAGCCATTGATCTAAAGAACTATGAGTATCTATCCAAGCTAACAGAAGAGCAGCAGCGCAAGTTTGTGCCATATCTAATGCTGCATTGGATCAGTGCGGTCAAGGGTAGAGATCAAGTGTCGGCATACTACTTGATGAACACTGATGCTAGTGCTAACAAGCATATGTTCAACGAAGCAGTTCAGAAACATCCAGAGCTACAATGGAAGATGTTATGCGCTGTTAGTCCAGGAATAGGCAAGCAGTTTCATCAATGGATCCCTCATTTGAGCAATAAAATAGGATCACTAAAGTCAGCAGCAAGTGTCAAAGAAGTCAGCGAATACTTTGGAAAAATCTACAAGGGTACGGATCAAGAAATCATCAATCAATGT